TTTATTCCTCAGTAGCACAGCGGTAGTTGCACTTGACTGTTAATCAAGGTGTCCGTGGTTCGATCCCACGCTGAGGAGCCACACTATAAAGAAGTATATGAAAAACATAATTTTGTCTATATTAATGTTTACGTGTTTGAATGTTAGTGCTATTACAGTCTACACATATAACATTACGAAACAACATTCAATTGTTGATTCTGAGATTGATACAATCAGACCAATAGCAAGCATTACAAAGTTAATGACTGCACTTGTTATAATTGAGAGTGGAGTTCCATTGAATGAGAAAGTTCCATACAAAGGAATGTTTTATTCACACAATAAGTTTACTAGAGAAGAGTTATTGAATTTGATGTTGGTCAAAAGTGACAACAGAGCCGCAGAAGCATTAGCAGAAAGCATGGGTGGTAAACTATGGACAGTTTATCAAATGAACAAACGTGCAATTGCGCTTGAAATGTACAATACAAAATTTGATGATACATCTGGTCTAAGTGCAAAAAATACCAGCACTGCAAGAGACTTAGTTATTATGTTGACAGCCGCATACAAACATGATAAGATACGTGATATATCTGCATTAAGTAGATACGATTTGAAAGTTGTTGATAAAAAGAATAAAGAGAAACAGATTCCAGTCAATAACACTAACGTGAAGTTGATGAACAAATTTGATATCATTGAAGTCTCTAAAACCGGCACAACAAATGCCGCTGGTAAGTGTCTTGTTATGTTAGTTCATAAGAATGGTGACCAATATGCAATTGTTATTCTCGGAGGCACAACAAGAGCCGATGTTGATAACTTAGCTAAGAATATAATGGAAAAAGTAATTTAAGTTTTCGCCCTATTAGTATAATGGTATTACGCCTGTTTTGTAATCAGGTTACGGCAGTTCGATTCTGTCATGGGGCACCAGTATAAATATCTCGGTATGGTGAAATGGTATCATTCGTGGTTTGGGACCATGAGGCGCAAGTTCGATTCTTGCTATCGAGACCAGTTTTGGGGGATTAGTGATAATGGGAGCACATGTGCTTTGCAAGCATGAAGTGGGAGTTCGATCCTCCCATCCTCCACCATTAATGTAAAGAAGTAATAATAAAAAATGAAAGTATAGAATGTTATATCTAATAAAATCGTTTACTGATAGTGTAATGGGCATGTTAAGTGAAGACCCTGTGCGTCCTCATATTCCACATGTTGACAGAGTTGGTGACAACAAAGATATCTTTGTGTTGCGTGACGAAAATGAACAAGTAAAAGCAATTACATGCGTAAGTTATCAAACAGAAATTCCAACAAAAGAAACAGAGTTGTTTCAGATTTCATCTGAACCAGTTGTTGCAATCTTTTATACCATTTGGAGTTATGCTCCAGGTGCTGGTCGTACATTAATTTTTGATGCTGTTAAACATATCAAAGAAAACAAACCAGAAATTCAAAGATACGTTACGCTAAGTCCTAAGACTGAAATGGCTAAACGTTTTCATATGCGTAATGGTGCAGTTGTTTTTAGAGAGAATGACGATACAGTTAACTACGAATATCATAGGGTGATTTTATGAGTGATGGTGGAAAAGGAAGCGCACCACGTCCATTTAGCGTGAGTCAAGAAAAATTTGCAGATAACTTTGATGCAATCTTTCGCAAGAATATCAAAGCGGCTGAAGAAATTCATTCTGATAAAGGCTATGAATTGGGAACTAAAGAAGGCTACGAAGCATTTGCTAAGAAGCGCCAAGAAGCCGCTTTAGATGAAATGGTTCGTATCAGTGAAGAGATGGGTTTGTATGATGATGAGTTTGATGCGATTCATAAGTACAATCAAGAAACACAAGAAGTTAAATTTAGACAATTGAAAAAATAAAATATCTCGCTGGTGTAATGGCAGCACGTGGGTCTCCAAAACCCTTGGTCGGAGTTCGAGTCTCTGGCGGGATGCCAAATAAAATAAGGTTTTACTATGAAGCAATGGATGGAAAAAGAATTCTCACAATGGGTTTACTTTGATGGCGAAGATGGCATGATTATTGGCGCAGTCTACAAGATTGGAACATCCACTGGCATTTGGGGTGCTAGAGTTTACTTTGTCAATAATCAAGACAGTCAACTTGGACAATTCATTGATTCGGATTTTGCACGTAAATCTGTAGAACGATATTGGGAAATTCAAAGTAGAACATTACTTGAAGAATAATTTGCGGGGTTCGTAAAATGGTATTACCTCAGTCTTCCAAACTGAAGTCAGGAGTTCGATTCTCCTACCCCGCTCCACTTGACAAGATGTGCAATGTAGTCTATACTACATGTATAGAAATTAATTCTGGCGTTCGTTCAACGGATAGGACATGATTCTTCTAAAGTCATTATAGAGGTTCGATTCCTCTACGCCGGACCAGTTATGCGAGTATGGGGGAATTGGTAGACCCAGCGGACTTAAAATCCGCCGCTTAATGCGTACCGGTTCGACTCCGGTTACTCGTACCATATATAGATATATGATAAAAATTATAGTAAACGGATCATTTGATATTGTACATCTAGGACACTTGCGATTATTGCAGTATGCAAAATCTTATCCTAGCGCATACGTGTACGTGCTTACTGATAGCGACAGACGCATCAAAGAATTAAAAGGTGCAGATAGACCAATCAATAGCGAATATGAACGTACATCATTATTATTCGCACTTAAATACGTAGATAGAGTAGATGTGTTTGATACCGATGAAGAATTGGTAAACTTGATTCGTGACTATAAGCCTGATATAATGGTTAAAGGAAGTGACTACAGAAACACACCGATTATTGGTGCTGAATTCTGTAAAGAAATTAAATTTTATGACAGACTTGAAAAATACTCAACCACAAACAAAATTCAAGATATTGCTAATCGGTGATTCTTGTTTAGACGTTTATCAATATGGAACAATCGACAGATTGAGTCCAGAAGCACCAATTCCCGTAATCAAACTAACACGAAAAGAAACCAGACTTGGTATGGCTCGAAATGTCCATAGCAATCTGTATAAACTTGGGTGTGATACAACAATAATTTCAAATTCACCTGGCGGTATCAATGGTGAACCAAGAATCACAAAGACTAGAATCATAGATGAAAAGTCTGGATATCAAATCGTCAGAATAGATGAAGAGCCAAAGATAGAGCCGTGGGATGGAATTGTAGACACGGAAGGTTATGATGCTGTTGTTATATCTGATTACAACAAAGGCTTTTTGACTTATGAACACATTCAACATTTGATTCACGATTTTAATGGACCAGTTTTTATCGACACAAAGAAAAAAAACTTAGAAGCATTTAATGGCGCATATGTTAAAATCAACGAAAAAGAATTTGAAGAAGCTGAGTCTCACGCATGGGACATGATTGTAACGTTAGGCGCAAAAGGCGCAATGCTATATTGTGAACTTGCCAACATATATTACCCAACCAAAAAAGTTGATGTTCTTGATGTGTGTGGTGCAGGCGATACGTTCTTAGCGGCTTTAGCCTATCAATATCTTGTGACGAATAGCATTGATGATGCAATCAAATTTGCAAATAAAGCATCGGCAATTACAGTACAGCATGTGGGCAATTATGCACCCACACTAAAGGAGATAGAATGAGATTAGAAGGCTTTGTTGAAAAGGGTTGGGGTAGCGAATTTATTTTTGCAACCAATGATAAGTATTGCGGTAAGCTGTTGAAGTTCAATACTGGTGCAAAATTCAGTATGCACTTTCATGCACACAAAGACGAAACATGGTATGTCTTGAACGGGAAGTTTGAAGTTAAGTACATTCAGACTAAAGATGCCAGTATGCGTAATACGATTTTAAATGAGGGTGACGTTTGGCGCAATGAGCCGCTAGAGCCACATCAAGTGATTTGTTTAGAAGAAGGCACAATCATTGAAGTATCTACTCCAGATTCTGTTGAAGACAATTATAGAGTTCTTCCAGGAGATTCTCAGAAATGAAAATTCTTTTAACAGGACACAAAGGTTTCATTGGAAGTCATATGCTCACTGCGCTAGAGAATGCGGGTCATTCTGTCGATACGTATGAATGGGGCGACAATCAATTACCAAGTGTTATGGAACAAGATTGGGTTATTCATATTGGTGGAATTAGCGCAACAACAGAAAAAGACATTGAAAAAGTCTTAACACGAAATTTAGATTTCAGCATTCAATTGTACGATGCATGTAAGATGTACGGTGTTAATTTGCAATATTCAAGTTCTGCAAGTGTGTATGGATTGAACCGTGAGTTTACCGAAGAGTCTCCGCTAGACCCAAGAACACCATACGCATGGTCAAAGTATTTGTTTGAACGTCATGTGCGTAAACATTCATCAGGATCAATTGTGCAAGGCTTTAGATATTTTAATGTCTATGGTTCTGGTGAAGGACATAAAGGTGGGCAAGCGAGTCCACAAAGTCAATTTGAAAAACAAGCTAAAGACACTGGCAAGATTAAAGTCTTCCACAATAGCGACAAATATCACAGAGATTTCATTCCAGTTGAAAGTGTGATACAATATCATTTGAAGTTCTTAGAGTGTAAAGAATCTGGTGTTTTTAACATCGGAACTGGTGAGACAAAAAGTTTTTTAGATGTTGCTGAAGAAATTGCGAATAAACATAATGCCGAGATTGTAGAAATTCCAATGCCAGACAATTTGAAAAACAGTTATCAAGAATATACATGTGCAGACATGAGCAAAGTAAATGGGCTGATAGCTTAATGGTAAAGCAACCGACTCATAATCGGTCGAGTCTGAGTTCAATTCTCAGTCAGCCCACCAAGTTTTATTAAGGAGTACGTTGTGCGAAAATTAGATTTAGATGAGGTGAGGCAATTCATAGAAGAACAAACACCAGAGACTAAAATCTATATTGGTTGTGATTCTGAGAGATTTAACATAGGTGGATTCTGGTATGCAGATTATGTTCTTGCTATCGTAGTTCATATCAACGGAAATAATGGATGCAAATTGTTTGGAGAAGTACAGCGTGAGCGTGACTATGACCAAAAAGTGAATCGTCCAAGATATCGTTTGATGACTGAAGTGTATAAACTTTCTGAGTTGTATATCAAACTTGCAGATGTGCTTGAAGGTCGTGATGTAGAAGTTCATTTGGACATTAATCCAAATGAGATGCATGGTAGTTCTTGTGTTATTAACGAAGCAATTGGATACATCAAAGGGACATGTAATGTTGTGCCTATGGTCAAACCAAATGCATTTGCCGCATCATATGCCGCAGACAGATTGAAAGGATTGAAAGTTGCGTAAACTAATATTACTTATGACTTTGCTATGTGCAAATTTTGCACATGCTGAACGTGTGTCGGGTACTGGTGAATATTCATTCGGTCCTGATACTGCCGAGAATGTTGCATGTAGACTTGCTGAAGAAAAAGCAAAGCAAAATGCAATTAAAAATTTTGTTGGTGAATTAATTGAATCAGCACAAAACGAAAATTGTAAAGATGAGAAGTGTACTGTGCTTTCTACTCTGTATACTGAAGTGAGTGGTGAGATCAAGACAATCTACAAAAGAGACAAACAAGTTTATCCTGATAGAAATCGTCAAGTGTGTGAAGTTGACATTGTAGCTGAAGTTGAGAAGATCACTAGTACAATTAAATTTCATGTTGAAGGCAAGAATCAATTTAAAGTCGGAGAACGATTTGTCTTTCAAGCTGTCTCAGGACTAACAGGTACCGTTGGTGTTTTCAATCTAGTTGACAAACAGTATCAACTAGTCTATACTGACAAAGTGCTAGAGATTAATAAACAGGTTCAAATTCCATCTGCTAGATACAAAATGCAAGCTGAATTGCCAAATGGTAAGAGTCATTCTAATGAGTTGCTAGTGTTTTTGTTTACCGATAAGAATTTGACTTTTAAGAGTCGGTATAGTACAATGGAGTTTGAAGCACTGGTAAAGGACATTCCGTTCTCTAGCAGAAAAGTTATTAATCATCATGTGAGCATTGAAAGGTAAGTGAAATGAAGTCTCTTTTTATTATGAGTGTACTGGTAGTCTTAACTGGCTGTGGTACTGTGGGTGGCGCAATGCAAGGCGCTGGACAAGACTTGAATCAAGCAGGTCAATACGTTAAGAATGTAGGAAAATAAATCATGGAAAAATTACTCTGTTATATCATAGTACCATTTGTAATTTCACTAAGCGCATGTAGCACCATCAAAGATGGTCCGAGTGTCAGTGAAACAAAAATGTTTAGCAATGAAGTAGACTACCCTAAGTGGTATGCTGAAACACCAAAGAAAGATGATTCATCTATCTACGGAGTTGGTACTGAATACTCAAACGATTTTCAATTCTCTGTAGACAAAGCAATGTTATCTGCTAAACGTGAACTTGCTTCCAACTATTCGTCATACACTAGTTCTATGATGAAAGACTTTGCAGTTGAGTCTGGTGTGCTTGGCAGAGGTGTTGCTAATGCTGACATTGAACGTACTACACGATTGATTGTTGCTAAAGTAAATCTAGTTGGCGTACAGCGTCAAAACTTTATGGTAGTGAAAGAAGGTTCTGGCTTTCGCACATTCGTTCGACTACGTTTCTCTGCTGACGAATCAAACAAGATTATGCTCGCTGAAGTACAACGTAATGCCGCACTCTATGCTCAGTTACGTGCATCTAAATCTTTCCGTGAGTTAGATAAAGAAACTGGTAAGATCGAAACACAAAAGATTAATGAATTGAATGCGATAAAGGTTGATTGATATGTCAAATGGAAAAATAGGATGTTTTTTTCCAACTGCAATTGAATCTAGTTTAGAATTAGATTTAGCAGAAAAACTTTTACCAGTAGCAAAAAAATATCTTTCCGACGAAAGTTTTTTAACAAATGCGTGGAATTATAAAAATACATATGATCCTAGAAATGAATTATCCAAAATGCCGGATATAGTTCCTTTCGCAGATTTCATTAGAAATAAAGCACACTCTTTTTTATATAATTGTGGATATGACACAAGCGATATGGATTTTAATGTGCAACTATTTTTTAGTGAAATGTTTGATGGAGATTTTCACGAACGTCATACTCATCCGAATTGTCTTCTGTCTGGATTACTATATCTACAGGTACCAGAAAATTCTGCGCCTTTAGCTTTATATGATCCTAAGCCACACAGAAAGTTTTCTACGTATAATACATTGAAAAATGCAATTGATGTTAGTAATCCAGAAGTTTCTTTCGATACGTTACACATTTATCCAGAAGCTGGAACATTTTTAATGTGGGAATCTTGGCTAGAACATGAAGTATTAATCAACAAAAGTGTAGAAGGACGTATCACTGCGGTATTTAATGTATCTGGAGTTAACGTTAGATATTAAATAGGAATTTATTATGAACAAAGTTATTCGTGATGGAAAAGTTGCAGTACTTGTGTCTCCAGGATACGGTGCTGGTTGGTCAACATGGGCAACTGCACGTGGCGGAGAAGACGGAGAAGATGTTACTGGCTTTATGCTGTTTGATCCACTACTAGTTGACATGGTTGAATGTAAAGAATCGGCAGAAACAATTGAGACATACGTTACTTCTATGTATCCAGATGTATACTGTGGTGGTGCAGATGATTTGACAATTCAATGGTTGCCTGTCGGTACTGCTTTTCGCATTCACGAATATGATGGATCCGAATCTGTAGAAATTCGTGATGACATAACTTGGAATATAGCATGATGAAATTTTTATGTGGATGTGCTGTTGGTATTTTTCTAGCAACAGCAGGAACTTCTGGAATTGCAATGCTTATAGATAGTAGTGTTAGCAAATTTCAAAACACTATCAAAGAATCCGTTCGTGAACAACAACCACGGCAACACAATCAACAAATGAAAATGGAGTCAATATGAAACATTGGGGCGAATTAACTGATTTAGAAACTGCAATCATCCGAGTTGGAGAATTTAAGAATCTCTTTAAACTTCTTGTCGCTGGCACAGAAAATTATGTGGACATTAAAGTATTGCAATCCGCAATCTATACAATGGAAGGTATGATTGACGATATCGATTCTACATTGTACGAAAAATTTCAAACTGTATTTGATGCAGTTCGTGATGATGAAACCGAAGGTGGCGAAGAAGAATTTGGATTCGACACCCTTCAGGAAGAATATGAATTCGAAAGCAAATGGCCATTCGATAATATGAATGGTAATAACTGGGACAATAAGAATTACAGCAAAGTTATAATATCTGGTTCTGAGAACGAAGGTAGTACTGTACAAATCAACAGTGATTCTTACGAAGATGAAGCATTCAAGGACTTAGAAAAAGCAATCAAAAATTGGAAACCCACAGCTCCGTAGGCGGGGTTTTGGACTGCTTTTATTGATTGTGGGTACTCTTACCCCTCCCTAGACTAGAAACCCGCTCCAGAAGCGGGTTTTTTGTGTCGTTTTTTTGCAACATTTATGAAAATAGTTGTTGACATATGCCAGAATGAGAGTAGAATGGATTCTGTTGATTGAGAAACGAAAGAAATTTATGAAATCTCCTAGCACCACCGAAGTTATCGTCAAGGTCTATCCTTACAGAAAACCGAGAAAATCTGAGAAGACTTGGACCGCAAGCAAATACTCAATTTTTAATATGGGTGCCCAATCTATGAAAACTGGAAAACAAGGTGTTTATGCCAGTTGTGACAAGATTTGATTGTTGCAAAAAAACAACAGCATTGAAAATAGTTGTTGACAAGTGTGTCCATTGTGGTATACTAGAGTCTGATTAATCGAAAAGGAAACAAAATGTCAGCATTAAACACATATCTGGTACGCAAGAACGCATACGCTACAATCTTTGGTGCCAAAGCACTTACGTTAGATAGTGCTACTGACCGTCAAAAGATTGCCGATTCAATCGATTCAGATTTGAGTCCCGAGAATTTGACTTGTGATGGTGAACTACCCCGTAGTTTGGTCCAGAAACGCTACAAGGAATTGACAATGGCGGCTAAAGAACTGCAAAAACTTGACCCTTCCGTTAAGTTTTACGAATTTGCATAGTGTTGCAGAAAAACAACAGTATTGAAAATAGTTGTTGACATGTTTACCGATCCTGCTATACTAGAGTCTAGAGATTAAGAAAAGAGCGAAAATTTTATGAAACTATTGTCCACTGGAAATCCTAAAGTCCTCAAAGGAATGTCGCAAGGTTACAATACCTACATTCTGCATTTGGCTCCCGCCGATTTGAGTGGTTATGAAACTTGCCCTAAGCGTACCGCTGGTTGCACTTCTGCATGTTTGAATACTGCTGGTCGTGGTGGTATGTTCAAGCGTGGTGAATTCACCAACGTTATTCAAAAGGCACGTATTCGTAAAACAAAAATGTTTTTTGAAAACCGTATTGATTTTATGAACCTGCTGGTTGCTGATATCGAATTAGCAATTAAGCAAAGCAAACGGATGAACCTTGTTCCTGTGTTCCGTTTGAATGGCACTTCCGACCTTGCGTTTGAAAAGTATGAAGTTGTCCGCAACGGTCAATTGTTCCGTAACATGTTTACCGCTTTTCCTGAAGTCCAATTTTATGACTACACAAAGGTGCTTGGTCGTAAAGTTGTTGATATCGCTAACTACCATTTGACATTCTCAGCCGCTGACGGCAATGATTCCGATGTTGCAAAAGCAATTCAACAAGGTTATAATGTTGCTACAGTATTCGGTATTAAGAAAACTTTGCCGATGCCCGAGACTTACATCGGTATGCCAGTTTTCAATGGTGACGAATCCGATTTGCGTTTCCTTGATCCCAAAGGTGTTGTTGTTGGTTTGTATGCAAAAGGCAAAGCAAAAAAAGACACCACTGGTTTTGTGAAATATCCCACTCTTATATTAATGGCCGCTTAAAATGAAATCTAAAATCTTTATCACTTATCCCGATAGTTACAAATATTTTAAAAGCAAATTGCCTACGGGACAAAAAGGTTATTGTGAGATTATGCGGAACGTTACTGTAGAACCAGACCCGAATAATGTTTATGATAATTGGGGTACTATCGAAGCCTACGGACAGAGACTTTCTGTTTATGCCCACGATTATGAAGGCGAAGAAAAATTGTGGCAAATTTCTGGTGTTGCTAGAAAACAACAACCTTGAAAATAGTTGTTGACTTTGTTTTCCAGTGTGATATACTAGAATTTGTTCAGTTGAAAAGAGAGTAAAAAATGCGTGGTTCTATTATAATGCTTGTGAGTTTTCTAATTGTCTTTGGTGCCGTTGGTGGTATCGAAGTGAATCCAGATGCCGACTTGTTGACTTTGATGATGGTTGCGATTGGTGGTCTAATTGGAATGTTGATTGGTGTTAGTGTAATGCGTGAGGATGCGTAATGAGCGAACTTGAAATTGAAATTAATGAATTGCTGGACACTACAGTTATGCTTTGTGAGGAAGTTGCAGAGCGGGTTGGTTGTCCAGTTGAATTCGTTGAAAAAATAGTTGAAAAGCGTTGGAACGATACGTTGTTTTCCGATGCTGATTTTATGAATGGTTATGATATGGCAAAGGAGAATGCATAATGGGTACTCGGTCTTTAACTTTTGTGTACGATGGCGATGTGCCAGTGATTAATATCTATCGTCAATACGATGGCTATCCTTCAGGACATGGCCATGAACTTGCTCAGTTTTTGGATTCTAAAACCATTGTCAATGGCTTTGGTAAACAGAATTCGTTTGAAGCCAATGGCATGGGCTGTTTGGCTGCCCAATTGATTGTTCAATTGAAACATGGTGTTGGTGGAATTTATATTTATCCTGTTAGCAGTACGGATTGCTTTCAAGATTATGAGTACCATGTGTATGAAGACAGGGTGGTTGTGAAAGATCCAACTGCGGTTATTTTTGAAGGCACATGGGAAGAGTTTGCACAATTTTGTTTAGATCCAATTTCTGCGGAATGAATATGACAGGCTTTCAAAGCAAACGAAAAATGGCAGAAGATAGATTTAAAGTTTATTGTCAATGGTGCAATGATTGGCACTACGTTGATGAAGTTGACATTTTAAATGTTGAAGAAGACATTGAAGGTCGAGATGTGGCGCATTTTGAATGCGGACAACCACCTTCATGGAACGAAGACATTTCACGATACGATGGTACATCATCACTTGTTTATAAGGAATAAATTATGTTACTCGCAAAACCAAAATTAACAAACACACTAGACGCAAAAGAATTTGAAACGTTTGCTGAATGCCAAGAATATCTTGAAGCGTATACTGATACTGCAATGCCACTTGTTGAATGGATTGCAATTGGTAAGATTCTTGTTGCTGAGACAATGACAACACCAGAATTCTATCCAAAGAAAGTGAAGGGTCAAATTGTTATGACTAAATTTGACATTGAGGAATTCGCATAATGAACAAATGTAGTGTTTGCAATTGTTCATTCACGGATGATGAAGGCGGTATACACGGATACTTTGGTATGCTGAGTGTATCATTCTGCCCAAGTTGTTTTAGTTGTATGTGTGATATGGTGAATCAGGTAACACAAGAGTTTGGAGAAGATGAATGAGTAGAGGATTATCAATTGACTTTGACACCGCAGATAGAATCACTTTGTTGGTATTGAAGGACCAACTAAAATATTTGCGAAAAGAACTTGAAGATTATAAAGAAGGAAAATGGTTGCATCCAGAAGATGTTGTCAATAACGCTAAAATCATTGAGGCTTTAGAACTGCTGATTCCATACTACGGAGGAACCGTGTGAGTCCAATATTGCGTAATCGATATGACGAATCCAAACGAAATGGTATAAACAAAAGATTCCGTTTCAAGGTTTGGTGTATTCGAACGTTTGGTTTTGTTGTAGGATTTATTACAGGAAGATAATTATGAGTGGCGGACATTTTCAATATAAACAGTATGAACTTGGACACATGGCCGATGAAATCGAACAACTTATCCTAGACAATGATTCCGATGAAGTGAACGAATACGGAGACACAAAAGGTTACGGCTATTCTCCAGAAACAATTGCAAAATTTAAAATTGCTAGAATGGCACTTTTATTGGCACAAATTTATGTGCAAAGAATCGACTGGCTGGTTTCGGGTGATGATGGGGAAGACTCTTTCCATACCCGATTAGATGCAGATTTTGAAGCCTTGGATCGCCGTTTGGACGTCTCTGGAGGTCCAGACGTACTCTAGCATCAAATTAAGTGAAAAAACAGTCCAAAACCCCTCCAATCGTGTTGTTTTTGTGCAACATTACCGAAAAAATGCTTGACAAGTTGCCATTTTCGTGCGATACTGGATGTGTTAAGTGTGAAATTAAGAACTAATTATGAATATTGATTTGATAAACGCTGAATTACAGACTGTTGCTTTTATGCAACAAGAAGAACAAATTGACTTGACATACCAGGAGTTTCTTGATACAATTAATGCTTACCACGATATGATGATGTATGAATCACAATCGTATGATCTTGATGTTTTTTATTATGGAGAAAATTGAACATGGCTTACATGAACCAAGAACGCAAAGCGAAAATCAAAGCAAGACTTGATGCCGCACTTAAAGGCACTGGTGTTAAATATTCCTTGCGTTGTGACAGTCTTTCTATCACATGCACAATTAAATCCGCACCTGTTGACTTTATTGCAAACGCAAACGAAACTTGCGGTCGTGACTCTTATCAAGTTGCACGTGGTTTTCAACCCAATAAAACTGGTTACGATCAAGTGAACCATTATTATTATCAGGATCATTATTCTGGTAAAGCAAAAGAACTAATGACCAAAATCGTTACTGCGATTTATTCTGGTGATTACTATGACCGTAGCGATGCAATGTCGGATTATTTCGATACCGCTTACTATGCTCATATCAATGTTGGTAAGTGGGACAAACCTTTTGTCGTTACCGCTTGACAAACACCCCATGGTGTGTTACCATGTATCTTGTTGATTAACTCTTTTTAAGGAAATATATTATGTCTAAATCAAATCGTTGGCAAAAAGCTATTGTCGTTCTTTCACAGGGCGGCGTTTTTAGTGCAGAGAAACTTTGCGAAGAAATGGAATACGATTGCGTATACCGGGTTTCGAATGTCTTACTCGACACGAAAATCTTTGCTGGTGCTATCATCAAAAGCGTCCGTGATGGTCGCAAGGTAGTTGGTTACGAACTCGTCAACATTGACGAAATGAAACAACTAATTGCTAGTGGTGCATTTGCATCTTCAGCTACTAAAGCTGTTGCAAAGCCTAAGACAACTACAGTTAAAACTGCTGTTACTAAAGCCGCAAAGCCTGTGAAAGCGAAGAAAGTTACTCCTGTGCCCGTTCGTGCTGGTGATTCCCTTGATGGAATTATGTCTGCAATGGCAAAGTCTTCTGCAAAGAAACCCGTCAACCTGTTAGATGAAATCGATACAGACGTTGAGGACTTTGAAGACCGCCAATTTGCTGAAGCATATATTCGAACATAATTATTGGAGTGATATGGATGACCGTGTAGTAATAGAACGATACATCCTTGAAGCATGGGATCAAGGCTTGACTGGTGCTGACGTTGTAACATACGTTCAGTATATGTCAAGCATTCCCGTTTTTGAGATTGAGCCTGTTTTAGAAAATTTAATTGCGAGAATGTCAGAATGAAACTTTCACTATATGAGAAATTATTGCAGTATGACTGGTTCTATAAATTGATTTTACATTTTACTCTCATGGAGTATTTTGTGATTATGATTGTTATCGGATTAATTATATGGGTGTGAGTAAACTTTATCTAGACATGGATGGTGTTTTGTGTTCTTTTGAGAACCGCTATCTTGAATTATTTGGTGAAAGTCCTGGTTCGTCTAGAGATAGAAGAAACTTTTCTGGTAACTGGATTGAATTCATTGAGGGTGAAAACTTTGCGACACTAGATTGGAATCCTGGCGGGCAAGAATTGCTTGCTTACGTGCGAACTATTCCAAAAAACATTGAAATTGAAATGTTGACTTCAAGTGGTGGAATGAAGTATCATACTGAAGTGACAATTCAAAAAACACAATGGCTTTGTGAACGTGGTATTGAATTTAAAATAAATACTGTGCCTGGGCGTAAATTAAAAGCCGCTTACGCAACACCAACAACTATATTGGTTGATGACACACCAGACGTAATTGATTCGTTTGGTGCCGCTGGCGGTATTACCATACTGCATAAAGATGTAAATGAGACTATTGCTAAACTACAATTTTATTGTGAAGAATATGTTCTCCCGCCTCATACAGATTGAGAGTAAAAATGAAGATTGCTATTGCATCCGATGTTCACCTTGAATTTGGTGATCTGATTTTAAAGAACGAAGAAAACGCTGACGTATTAATACTGTCTGGCGATATTTGCGTTGCTGCCGACTTCCGTGAATCTGATGCATACGGAATTGTAGAGCATGGTAAAAGTCAAAGGTACTATGACTTCTTCAGTCGTTGTGCATTCGAATTTCCAAAAGTACTTTACGTTGCTGGTAACCACGAACACTATCATGGAGACTTTGCTGAAACGTTTAGAATTCTACGAAACTATCTTGGGCGCATTGAGAACTTGCACATCCTTGATAAAGAACATGTGACAATTGATAACGTAACATTTATTGGTGGTACATTGTGGACTGACATGAATGCACAAGACCCTGTTACACTTGCACACATTCGTGGCATAATGAATGATTTTCGTATCATTCAAAACAGTGCTGAAATGGTTTCATACAAGACAATGGTCAATGCATACGATGGTGATGGCAATGTAAAGTTAGATGCAAATGGTCTGCCAATTCAACAAGCCGAATTTCATAAGCGTCCTGCTAAATTCACACCAGAAGATACTGTACAAGATCACAAGAAAATGCTACAATACATTCAAGTGACTACTGATATGCTTGGTAAGAATACAAACAAGTATGTTGTTGTTGGGCATCATGCGCCTAGCAAGGCATCTACACATCCACGATATCAGACTGAAGTGATTATGAATGGTGCATACAGTAGCCGTTTGGATCAATTCATTCTTGACAATCCACAAATCAAATTGTGGACTCACGGACATACACACGAAGACTTTGACTACATGGTTGGTACTACTAGGGTTGTTTGCAATCCACGTGGCTATATAAACTATGAAGAACGTGCCGATCAATTTAAACTAAAATACGTGGAGATTTAAAATGGAAGACCCTATCGACTTTGAGAATTCACATCCACACATGGAAAAGATTATTGCATCAGACAAACTTTTGCCAATAACAAGATCAGTGGCAAAAATGCTGATGCGTAATCCATATACATCATTAGGTAAATTCTTTAAGAAGTTATCTGATGAAAATTTAGAAGTATTAATGGAAATAATTGATGAGGGTGACAGCGAATTCAATGAACGTATGGAAGACATTGTGCTAATGACAGAAATGTTGTCCCGTGCTGAAGGTGTGCCAAGCGAATCTATTGAAGAAATTACCGAAAATGTAAATTACTTTGGTGCATGTGTGACATGTGTTTCACTTGCACGAAAGGGTCTTGTTCGTGTATACTATGAGAACATGTCGTTTGGTACTGACAATGGCGAAAAAACACTTGTGGAGAGACTATGAAAACTTATGATACTTTTGAAAACGTTTCTGAAATGCAACCATGCATGAAACGCCCTATTGTTATTCAAGCAAAAAAAATTGATGAAGATTTTCGTGTGAATACACTCGAAGGAAATTACAAGCAAGGCAAAGCTGGTGATTATTTGATGAGAGGCATTGACGGAGAACTTTATATTTGTGATGGTCCAATCTTTGACAAAAGTTACGATTTCGTATGAACATCTTCTATCTTGATCCAGAACCAAAAGTCTGTGCAGAAATGCACTTAGACAAACACGTTGTTAAAATGATTATTGAGTATGCACAACTCATGTCTACTGCACACCGTATACTAGACGGCACTCAAGATGTGGAAAAGCGATATGTTCTCGGTTCGCTACCTGCACGTTGGCGCCATATTAAAGTGTGGAAACATTCAACCGAATCCATGGACAAAGGTTTGATGAGAGCATCACACGTTAATCATCCATCAAACATATGGGTTCGTGCAAGCAAACAAAACTATATGTGGCTGTATCAGATGTGGACTCACCTGTTAGCTGAGTATACACATCGATATGGCAAAAATCATGCATGTGAAAAATATGCAAAGCACCTTTGTGTGCCACCAGAGAACATTGCTGACATTCCATTCACTGAGCCTACGCCTGCGATGCCTGATATTTACAAAGTGACGAATGATGCTATTAAGTCATATCAAAACTACTATATACATGATAAGAGTAGATTTGCAAAATGGAAAAACAGAGAAATCCCAGAATGGTTCTCATACGGAGTAAACAATGCCAACATACAACTTCATCAATAAAGATACTGGTGAAATAACAGAAAAATTCTTTAGCATGAGTGTCAGAGAAGAATACTTAAAAGACAATCCACAATTAGAATCTATTTTATTAGGGGCGCCATCAATTGGCGATCCTATTCGTTTGGGCATTCGAAAGCCAGATAATGGATTTAGAGAAGTCCTTTCAAAAGCAAAAGAAGCGCATCCTTTAGGAAATGTTAACACGTTCTAATAATGGCGACACATAAAAATACTACAACATCAAGAAGGGCACCCATGGCAAGAAAACCCGCTGTATCTAAGTCGGCAAATACTGAACCAGAATTTCAAATCCCTCCTAAATTAAAATCAGTCAATAACACACTCAGACTCAGATTAGATGATTTAAAAACATTTGAACCCCTAACAGACAACCAAAAACTTTTCTTTGATGCATATAAACGTGGAGACTATTTTGTAGCACTTCATGGTGTAGCAGGTACAGGTAAAACATTCTGTGCGCTATACAAAGCAATCGAAGAAGTGATGGACAAATCAAATCCATTTGATAAAATCATTGTAGTACGTTCTGCGGTTCAAAGTCGAGAAATTGGACATTTGCCTGGTGATGTGAATGAGAAGATGGAAATCTATCAACAACCATATCGTCAAATCTGCGACACCCTTTTTGGTCGCAAAGATGCATGGGATAGATTAGAAGAACAAGGTCATATTGAATTCATTTCAACATCATTCATTCGTGGTATGTCATTTGATGACGCCATCATTATTGTTGACGAAATGCAAAACATGACATATGAAGAAATTGACACCGTAATGACACGGGTTGGTTATCGTTCTAAAATTATTTGGTGTGGTGACTATCGCCAAACCGACTTAAATAAAAAGAAGAATGATGTGTCGGGTATTCTCAAATTCTTTGACATTGCATATCACATGAATGCATTCACAAAGATCGAATTTACTGTAGATGATATTGTTCGTTCGTCATTGGTAAAAGATTACATTCTTGCTAAACTACAATACGAAGACGGAATAGACACTGCTAAATAAAATATCATTATAACTACAGGATTACTAAAGTGAAATTTAAACACATTGGATGCGACATTGACTATGATTTGGAAACCGAAACAATAAACGGCAAACGATTCTACAAAACGCCAGAAGGATTACTATATCCTTCCGTGACTACGATTACATCTCAACACGGCAAAGATAAAATCCTTGAATGGAGAAAACGTGTGGGTGAAGAAGAAGCCAATCGTATTTCAACTAAAGCATCCAATCGTGGAACTAAAGTGCATAAAATTTGTGAAAACTATTTGAACAACGAAGAAGATTATGCCCGCACAAATCCAGCGCATATACACAAGACAATGCCAGATACTATTGCTATGTTCAAATCGTTACAACCTCTATTGGATGAACACGTAAATAACATTCATGCACTAGAGATTCCTTTGTATTCTCATCATTTAAAAGTTGCTGGTAGAGTTGACTGTATTGCAGAATATGATGGTAAATTATCTATCATCGACTTTAAGACTTCGGGCAAATTAAAAGAAGAGAGTTGGATTAAAGGATACTTTATGCAATGTTCTGCGTATGCAGTCATGTATGAAGAGCGAACTAAAATACCAGTTTCACAAATTGTAATTATGATAGCAGTTGATTCTGAACATCCACAAGTGTTCATTAAGAAGCGCAACGACTACATCAAAGATTTTATATCTTATCGTGAAGCATATGACAATATCGATTAAACATGAAATAGACACATGCGGAACATGTTGTCCTATACCAATGATATCAACTATTAAAACGCTAAACAGATTAAATAAGGGCGATATCATTAAGGTACTTGCTACCGATCATGGATTTCTTAATGATATCAGAGTTTTAGAAGAGAGTGGTAAATGCATTATAATTGAATCTGGTGAGAGTGATGATTTTGATTATGCAATTTTGCAGAAAACATAGATGATAAATACTGATACAATATTATTTGTTCTTGTCGTAGGACTACATGCATTTTGGATTTACAAAGTTGCAACCTATGATTGGAATAATTTTGAAGAAGATAGTAAGGCGGACACTGGTTGGCCACCTTACGATTGATATTGCTGTATGAAGCAAAGAGAAACAGGTTCTGGACGGGGGTGCGAATCCCCCCACCTCCACCAAAAGTATTCTAAACTGGACGCAGGATCAGAGAAGGTTGAAAGTGGATTGATCGCCACAAGTATGCTGGAGATTAAGAATGCTTTTGATGGGGGTGCATAGTTTCGACAGGGCAAAGAGTAACAGAGTGGACAGCACATCAGCAACGATGTAAAAAGAAGAAAACAAAGTAAACGCAAACGACTCACGTTTCGCATTGGCAGCCTAAACGCTGACTAGGGTTTCGACAGGTTTCCTCGTAACAGAATAACCTGTCACTAATTTATGGAGATTACATGAACATTTTGTTATTAGGTGGTAATGGTTATATTGGTTCGAAATTTTATTCCACAATCAAAGATAAACACACAGTAAAGTCAATCGACCTTTGTTTATTTCAAAAGGACTTGGGATACTCAGAGAGACTTAATTTCGATTCAGTAGACACTACCGAATATGATATCATTTATTGTCTTGCGGGTCACAGTAGTGTTCCAATGTGCGAACATAGCCCAAGCCGGTCATGGATCAATAATGTAAATTATTTTGCAAATCTGTGTGAAAAATTAACATCAAAACAAAAATTGATTTATGCGTCTAGCGCAAGTGTCTATGGTGCTGGATCAGAAATGTCTAGCGAAAATTCTCCAATCAATTTTAATCCACTCAATCACTATGACCTACAAAAAATCACATTAGACTTGATTGCAAATCGTCATGTGAGTGCGGGTAAAAAAATTATAGGACTACGTTTTGGTACTGTTAATGGTGCGTCACCAAATACACGTAGTGAGTTAATGTTGAATTCTATGATGAAATCAGCAATCGAAACAAAAAAAGTTATCGCAAAAAACTTGAACATTCGCAGAGCAATTCTAGGTATAAGCGATTTAAGCAGAGTGCTTAATAAACTCGTATACACAGAGATAGAATCTGGTCAGTATAATGTATCATCATTTAATTCTACCGTATATGATTTAGCTATGAGTACATCAAACAAAACTAATGCTGAATTAGTTATTGTTTCTGGAGATACAGTAGCATATGACTTTGAATTGAATACTGATAAGATACAGAAAGCACTCGATTTTGAATTCACAAATACTGTAGATAGCATATGCGAAGAATTGCAAAATACATATAATGAACTCAATTTTGATAACAGAAGTGATGATAGAAATTTTAGGAATTATATATGAAAAATTGTAAAGAATTAACAAAATGCCTTTGCTGTGATGGTGATAATTTAAAACAAGTGCTAGACTTAAAAGAACAGCCATTAGCCAATTCGTATGTACGAAATAACCTTGAACGGGAAGAATTATTTCCATTGGGATTGAATTATTGTAATGATTGCACACACCTTCAATTGACACATGCAGTCGATCCGGACTTGCTTTTTAAAAATTATTTGTACGTAAGCGGAACAACTAAAACGTTAAAACAATACTTTGACGATTTTGTTTCATTGGTCGAAGCGAATATCAAACCAACACCTGAAAGATTATCAGTATTAGACATTGCATGTAACGATGGCACTCAGCTTGACTCATTCAAGAAATATGGATATGAAACATATGGAATTGATCCAGCAGAAAATCTATATGCACTAAGCAGTAAGAATCACAAAGTTGTTTGTGACTATTTGTCTGAAGACTCAATTCAAAAACTGGGTAAAGATAAATTTGATGTAATTATTGCACAGAATGTATTTGCACATAACACATATCCTAAAAAGTTTCTAGAAATTTGCAAAAATCATTTAGCGAAGAATGGCAAAATCTTTATTCAAACTTCACAAGCTGACATGGTTAAGTATGGACAATTCGATACAGTATATCACGAACACATTTCATTTTTTAATATTAGATCAATTGGACGCCTTGCTGAAAGCATAGGTCTTTATATGACAAATGTGATTAGAACTGAAGTACATGGAACAAGTGAGGTTTATATATTTTCAGAAAATGCAGAGGAAAACATAGCATCCGAAACTGTGTACTCCACACATCTTTGGACACACGGACAAGACGAAGATGCTGTTAATTCACTTTCAGATAGAGCAACATCAACGATACTTAAACTTAAATCAGATATTGAAAAATACAAGCAAGAAGGATATATGGTTGTTGGCTATGGTGCCGCAGCCAAAGGAAATACAATTCTAAATTTTGGAAACATTAAATTAGATTACATTGTGGATGACAATCCGTTGAAGCATCATTTGTTTACGCCTGGCACTAAAATTCGAATTGTGCCTTTTGATTACATCACAGCAATTAATTTTGGAGAAGAAGTTGTTTGGTTGCCTCTTGCGTGGAATTTCTTTTCTGAAATTAAAGAAAACATAAAAGCAAAACGTCCAGGACTCAAAGATAAATTCATTCAATTAAACTTTGCTACAGTATGAAAACAATCATTACTCATTTCTATAATGAAGAATATCTTTTACCTTGGTGGCTTGAACATCACAAAAAGATTTTTCAATATGGGATTTTAATCGATTATAATTCTACTGATAGGTCTGTAGATATCTGCAAAGAAATTTGTCCAGATTGGATAGTTGTTAAATCCGTCAACAAAGAATTTCAAGCACATGCGATTGATGCTGAAGTAATGTCATACGAAAAACAATTTGGTGGATGGAGAATTGCATTAAACGTTACCGAATTTATTGTCGGTGATGTTGATAAACATATGCATGGTATAGGAAAAGCAAGTCAGTATTTGATTCCTTCAATTTCATTCTTTGATTGGAATCCAGAAGGAACATTAGATAAACAATTCCCTCTGTGGCAACAAAAGAAATACGGCATACATTATAAAACAGATTTTATGACACGTAGAGCAAGAAGTTTGCACAATGTCGGTGATATTGTATATGATGCAGGTAGACATTTTTCAACATTCAATAATGAAGACATGTTGATTTTTCATTATGCGAACTGTATCTCTAGTCCTGAAATGGTGCAACGAAGGTTGCAAATTCAACATAGAATACCACAATACGATATTCAGCGCAATATGGGGCATCAACACCATAATAATGGCAAAGGAATGACATTAGAAAGCCTGAAACAATTCAATGATACGGAAATAAAGAAAATTACCAATTGCAGTTTTGACATTGACAGATTAACTTAGAAGATGTATAATTGATAAATAGATGACCCACTAAACATTTGTGGGTATTTCACACAACTCATTACACACACAGGAGGAAATATGAGTAAAACACCGTTTGAAATTCGCCTTGAGATTCTCGATATGGCGAAAGGCATCGTAATGGAAGACTATTACGCAAAGCAAAATTGGACTAGAGAAAAATGGGAGTTTGAATCAAGTGCCGCAAGAGACACGGGCAGTGCTATACCAAACAGACCAGAGAATCCTCAGTTCCCAACTTCAGAAGACATACTGAAGAAAGCAAAAGAATTAAAAGCGTTTATCGATAACGCATAATTAGTTTGCAGGAGGGGTACAATGTATCCCTCCGTTCAAAAAAGAAAGGAAAAATATGAGAGCATTACTAGCAGTAATATTTTTAGCATTATTGTCGATCACATCTCTATCACACGCATCGGCATCATTACCAACACTTAAAGAATTATCAGATGCGTCAACTGCACCAAAAGATTCAAGTAAAGCAGACTTGTATTGGATGGCAATGAACATCTATCACGAAGCTGGCAATCAACCACTTATTGGCAAGATTGCAGTGGGCGTAGTGACACTAAACAGATTGAAGGATAAACGCTATCCGAAAAATATTCGTGATGTTGTCACGGAACCATTTCAGTTTTCTTGGTACAATACCAAACAAGCAAACACACCACCTGCCAACAACAGTCGTTGGAGAGAATCATATGAAGTTGCAAAACTCCTATTGACAAAAGCAATAGGTAGTGATATAATTAAACTCTTAGAGGGCGCAACACACTTTCATGCAATTGATGTTAAACCAGCATGGATTAACAAAGTGCATAGAATTGCACAAATTGAAGGCCATATTTTTTATAGATTATAACAGAGGAAATTTTGCAATGAATATTATGAAGACTGAACTTAAAATGAGATCATATCAGCGTAAGAATGGATATCCATCTTACTACTATGCGTCTGAAAGCGAAATTACTAATTCAAATTTTCGTACAGCAAAACCAGCAAAGGTGCAAACACAATTTGGCTACTACAAAAACGGTAGAATTACATCGGTACGATTCTATGAATCTTAAAATTCTGACTCAGAAAGAATTTGAGGCGGAGATTAAACAAATTCAACGTGATAGGTTTCCCATCACGATGATTGATGCTATCATCGAATACTGCACTATCAAGAATATTGAAGTTGAGACTGCGGCATCTTTAATTACACCTCGCATGAAATCTTCTATTGAAGGTGAAGCTATGAAGTTGAAGATGATTGCGCCGAAAGCTAGATTACCTCTTGAGGTCGAAGACTGATGAAGATGGATGCTATAGACGCATACAAGGTTTACTTAGGAGTTAAAAATCACTTCACGCAAGATAGCTACGATTGGTTCAAGTACAATAAGAAAGTCAATGTCACATACGATTCTTTTTTGAAACGTAAAGACAAAATCTTTTTTGCTAAACTCGGCAATCGTAAGGACACTTACTTAGAAGAGTTTTTAGTTTCTAATTTTCTGCACGACACAAAGATGTGGGTAGGTGAACTTCTATCTGAAGAGTGTGAAGAACGCTATAAAGAATGGAAACGCAAACAAGAATCGTTGACGTATGTATTTAAAAATGAGATGGATTTTATTTCTGGTTGGAAGCCAGATGAATTGAATGAATTTTTTAATGCGAAAGGTGGAGATCATCCACCAATCATAAAGAAATATTTAAGAAAAGAAATCAGTCTAGAGACATTGGCAATATTGAATTCACTATTGCATTTTGTTAAAAGATATGATACAATGATACATGATCCAATCTACAAAGAGGTAAGCAAGTTATGCAAAAAGTACCAGCCCTTTTTAAATTACGATACGGCACGGATGAAAAAGTCACTCAGAGAGTTAGTAGTGGCTTAGTGGCAGTAATGAGTAAACCCAAGAAGGTTTGCCGTCTATTGTCACAAAAAGAGAATTGTGATAGACTATATACTATAGTAGATTATGATAAAAGTGGACAAGCAAAACATACATTCAATACTTAACATACAAGGAATATACTAATATGGCATCATCATCATTTGCAGATTTGAAAAAGTCACGCACCAAAGATTTGGAAAAACTCACAGACGCAGTTTCCAAACTCACAAACAAAGAAGAAGGTAAGAAGTCTTATGAAGACCTTCGCTTCTGGAAACCCACAGTAGACAAAGCAGGCAACGGATTCGCAACAATTCGTTTTCTTCCCGCACCCTCAGGCGAAGATGTGCCTTGGGTTCAAATATTTCAGCACTCGTTTCAAGGTCCTGGTGGATGGTACATTGAAAACTCGTTGACTACACTCAACAAGAAAGATCCTGTGTCTGAACACAATAGCATTCTATGGAACTCTGGTTCAGATGCTAACAAAGATATTGCACGTAAGCAAAAGCGTAAGTTGCAGTATATCGCAAACGTTTATATTGTCAAAGACCCTGCAAACTCTGACAATGACGGAACAGTTAAGTTGTTTAAATTCGGCAAGAAGATTTTTGACAAGTTAAACGAAAAGATGAATCCTGAGTTTGAAGATGAGATTGCTGTCAATCCATTTGATCTCTGGGAAGGTGCGAACTTCAAGTTGAAGATTCGTAAAGTTGAAGGCTATCAGAATTATGATAAGTCTGAGTTTGATACATCAGCACCATTGTCTGGTGACGAAGATGATTTAGAGCGTATTTGGAAACAAGAATACAACTTGTCTGAATTCTTAGATGAAAAGAACTTTAAGTCTTATGATGAGTTGAAAGCACGTTTGAACAAAGTGCTTGGACTTGAAGATGGTTCTTCTGGTGATAACTATCAGTCCATTAAGCCTAACGTACCAGTTACTGCTTCAGCTAAACCAGCGCCAGCGCCTGCTAAGAAAACTACAGTTGCAGACTCAGTTGTCGATGATGATGAAGACTTGAGTTACTTTGAGAAGTTAGCTGAAGATTAATATTTCGTAATCTCCTTTGTGACTTGACAGGGAAGCAATAAAATGCTTCCCTTTTTTATGCGGCTACTAATTGAAAACCTGTATTATATGTAGGTTGTCTCCATATATCACTCGTTAGACTCATCTGATTAATATTCGTGATAGTCGTAGAATTATCATTTTCTGTTTTTCCTCCAACAGCAACAACAGAATTGATTGGAGGACTATTAGTCATATTATTTGTGGTTGCTGTTGTGGGAATTAAACTGGCTGAGGTGTTAACTTTGGTGCCTGGTGTCAATGCTGTACTAACTGCTGAAGCCACGGCTGCGGCCGCACCATTTAATAATGTCGCCGCAGTATTCGCCACAGCAGCCGCGGTTGTTGTGCCTGTAGTAGTTGTAGATGCGGCCGTATTTGCAGACACACCCGTAGTGTTTCTAGCTACTATTGTGCGATCTGCGGCAGTTGGTATGCCTGCATCATAGCCAACACCTTTAGTTAAATCATATCGTCCGCCAGGTTTTAATTCGTTAAGAAGACCAGCAGTAATTGTTGTGATATTTTTAGTTTTTAATTCAGCAGTCGCTTTATCTAGCTTATCTGTTGTGATTGCGTCTTTACCTTCTTTGAGACAATCACGCATAAATTCAATCATACCTACGAGGGCAGTGCCGGCTTTGATGTCTCCTATTGAACCAAAGTTTTTATTCCATTTTGGATGTGCGCTGTTTGTCGCCTCGCCTTCTTGATACAAGGCTAACGTAACACCACTTTGTGAGTCCATGTAAATACCGATATTAACAAAAGGCAAAGCGGCACCACTTTTTTGTTGCATTAACTTTGCTGAGTTGAGCAATGCAACTAACAGTGTGTCTGCAAACTTTGACCATTCTGCGGGCGGACCATCTTTCTCAAACGTAGTTACAGCAGATACTTCACTACCTTTGGATGAAGTAACTCTGAGAACTGCTGGCTTAGGTTTTCTGCCAACTTTACTTCCAAGAATAGAACCAACGATTGCACCAATTGTAGCACCAATTGCGGTGCCGCCAGGACCAAAGAATGAGCCTATATATGCTCCCGCTTTCATGCCAGCGTAAGTGCCTGCCGCAGTTGTTGCCGCTTTCTTATAATCGCCTTTAAGCGCATACATTATAGCGGCCGCATATGGTAGGACTTCTCCAACTACTTCACCTGCAAATGCGGCACCCGTAGAACCGGTAGCACTAGCAGTACCCCCGAGTGTGGAATTCATACCAGTCTGAACACCACTCATAAAGGTGCCGGCTGTTGTGTATCCAGAATTTGTTAACACAGTTCCTACTGAGCCTGCCATGCCCGGCCCACCTCCACTCATAAAACCACCGCCCACCTGTGCGGCATTGGCAGCAGTAAACAATGCGGGTGCCGCGGCCGCACCTGCTACAGTTGGTGGACCGAATATCATTGGTTTTATAAATGCATTTGCCGCGGACGCAACACCATAATTAGCAAATGCTTTTAGATATGGATTCTTAATGTTCTGAGTTAATTTATTTGCAACCATCGATGTGCCAAGATCGAATGCAAAATTACCCATGTTGGTCATGAAAGTACCACCAGCAGAAGAACCACCACCTGCAGGTTTTGCGGCTATTTTTTCTAGAATATCAGTTTGTTTTGCAGAGTAATTTAGATTAGCTTGATCTAGCGCATCTTTTGCTATACGATAGTCATCTGTTTTTACGTCTGCTTTTAAGAAGTTTTCTTCTGCGATTTTAGCATTCTTTTTTGCTTGATCTACTGCATTCCAAGTATTTACTTCAATACTCGGTAATTGTTTTCTTGCGGCTGGATCACCTTCAATTGCTAACTTTGTAAGTGCCTGATTTGCATATGTTTGGTCATTGCCTGCCGCATTTTTTGCTGTGAAAGTTGCTTGACCAGAAACGGCACCGGGTTGTATCATTGGATACTGACCAGCACCAAATGTTCCTTGTCCATAAGGACCAGTATATGTCGGCTGTTTACCACCCATCATGTCAGCGAGAGGTGCAGTCATTTGTGCCGCACCCATGCCACCCAAGAAGTTTACTCCCTGTTGACTAGAATTAAATCCGTACTTAGCAAATATAGTTTCGGGTCCAGAAGCAACACCAGTAAGTCCATATAACAATTGTTCTGTAGCGGCTTGCTTATTGCCTTTTGCGAAGTTGCCTAAAATTTGTCCAGTTAATGAATCTGCTTTTTCATCATTACCAAGAATGCCTGCAAAAAAGCTACGACCAACTTGTCTTGCACCAACTTCAAGATATGCTGTGCCAAGTTGTGATATCATTGGTGCATATGCTTGCCCAATCTTTTTACCAAATGCACTTGTAAGAATTTTTTCTGTTTTTGACGGTAGGTTGAACAACTTTGATAGTTGCGCTCCACGATAACCTTCGGCGCTTGCTTCTTGTTTTGATACAAGATTGCGTGAACCTTCTTTACCATATGCACCAACAACAATTGCTTTATACAGTGCGTCAGTTAATAGTCGCTGAGTTGTGCTTTGAAATTGATTTAAGAAGGTTTGATTTGCGTTTCTAAGATATCTCTGATCTTTAGTTTCTTTACGCTCTGTCTCTTTTAGTCTTTCTCCCGCAGTTCTACCGCCACCGCCAACAACAGTCGCTCTAACAACAGCTTTTGTTAATTTGAGTTGTTGTGCTAAAGTTTTATTTGCTTGTGCATCATTGGTTTGAACTGGACCAACAGCTAAACTGCGAGGTCTTGATCCTGAGGTAATGTTACTTGAAGCAGTCGGTCTATAAATGGCATTTTGTGTTTCCATTTCGTTACCGCCACCACCGCCTGCACCAGCTGGAGTAATGCTTCTTGTAGACGCAGGTCCCGATGTGTTAGTGAGAACACCTCTAGAACTTCTACGCTCTTCTGTAGTTGCTGGTCCCGAAGCATTAAATAAATCGGCCTCTTCTCCTCTTCTTTTCTTAAGAGCCCTCTCGAATTGTTTTCTTCTTACTGGATCAGGTTCTGTAGATGCTGTAGCAACACCATTACGAAGTGATGCGGCCGCATTTGCGTAATTTCCAGTTTTAATTGCATCAGCAAAACCTGCAGGTACTCTGCCCACACTATAAACATAACTTAAAATTGCAGTTTTTTGATTTGCTGATAATTTATTGTATGCTTCTTGTCCGATAGCACGAACAACAATAGACTCATATTGTGCTATATCTTTAGTGAATAATTTATCTGCTTGTTCTTTTGTTACTTTGGTGTCTTTGCCAAGATCGCCAGAAATTTTTATAATGTCTCCATTGCCCAAATCAATCTGGCCCGCTTTGATTTCTGCATCGGTAATATTGTGCCCATAACCAATAGCCATTCTATTAGTGTCTCGATATGCGGTAGCACTAAAACCTTCTCTACTCGTAATAAATTGTGTAGTATTTTCACTATTTTTCACAGTTGATCTTGCTCTAGGATCACCTACTCCATATAGACCTCTTGCACGTTTTTGCTCAGGCGTCTCCATCGCCGCCGAAGCCGCTTGACTATCTTTTGCCGCATTGAACACGGCTTTCGCAGTCATGCCAGATTTAGGATACACTCCAAATGCGGCTCCACCAGCACCTTCAACCATTGGTGTTGTACTAACACCTGCGCCTGTACCGGGTTTAGGTGGCTTTAGTCCTTGCCCACCCTGATTGCCAAAAATTTTGTATGCTTCATAACCAACTTCTGCGGCAAGTAATGCCCAACCAATTGGACCCGATAAGACACCAATTATTCCTCTTGCCGCAAGTCTTGCCGCAAGACCTACACCCCTCAACAATCCACCACCACCGCCAGTTGGGGGCATGGGAGGGCCGCCACGACCACCCGAAGGGAATGGAATTACTTTTCCGCCGCCAGTTGTTGGCGGTGCTTGAGGTGGTTTGCCGCCTGTCGGAGGAATGCCGCCAGTCGTTGGAACATTTCCGCCACGACCAAATATAGTTTTACCGCCTTTGTATAAAGCACCTGCACCTGCTAAACCAGCGATAGCTTCTAATAAACTAGCACTCTGTAAAGCATCAAGCAGTGTGCCTAAAAATCCTTTTCCTCCAGCGCCAGCACCAGAACCTAAAACACCAGTCGCACCGGGTCCACCTTTCAGTGCTTTAATTGCATCTAGTAATTCTTTGTCTCTTTGTGATTTTTCTCTTTCAGCTTCTTCAGCAAACATTGCAGTTTGCTTTGCATTATTTGCTTGAAGTGTAGAGATACGTGTTTGTTGTAGAACATTGTTATTGATTGATCTGAGTTGTCTAACCATCTCAATGCTAATAATATTGTTTGTTCTTTGTTCCTTCACTGATGCATCCATGGCTGATGCATTACCCAATTTATCCGCACGACCCTTAACTTCTCTGCTAAGTCCCATCAAAGCGGTAAGTCCAGGCATTTCACTCATTGCGGCACCTTTGATGCCCATTGCGAATCCCTTCACAGAACCTTTAACAGATTCTGTTGCAAGTTGGCCTAATGCTTTACCGTAGTTATTGAGTGCCATTATTATCCTCTGTCAAACACAGAGTCTGGATCGGCTTCTGCAAATCGTGCTGATTTTCCGCCCATTGGCTTTGACATCCCCATAGAGTTGCCACCCATACTTGATGAAGTGCTATTAAATGACGATGGCGATGACATTCCCATTGAACCATGAGAGCCATATGTTGTTGTGACGCTTTGTCCTACAGGTTGCATTCCGCCATTGTTTGCGCCTGCTAGTTTTTCTTGTGTGCGACCGAAAGCCGCAACACCAATAATAGCACCCATAGAGAGATGAAATAAACCTGCGCCTTGCAGAGTGATTGGTTGCCATGCAGTCACAGGTTGTTTCAGAGAGGCTTGTAGTATAGACCAAAGAATAGGAAAAATAATGAAGTCTGTTACACAGGTTAGCATATAAATCCAACCCATCATTGGACGCCATTTGGCGTTCATCCAATCTTCTTTTTTCTTTTCACTATCACTTAATTTGATATATTCTTTTTGTGTAGTCATTTACAATACCCTTATCTACGTTGTGCTTGATTTCTTTCATTCTCTTCAGCTACGTGCTGAGAAATTAGCATTATGTAAATTTCCCTCTCAAAGGGTATCATATTATCCAAATCTTCTAAAGTATATTTATGATGTTGCATCAGAGTAAAGTTAGTCTTATAGTAGTTTATAAGACTTTCTTGACTCATTGTTATCCGAAAAAATTTGCAAGACCCTCTAACATTACTTTATCTTCTTGACCACATCCAGCACATTTCCATGTAACTTCGTGTTTTAATTTTGGCATAGTCTCAAAAAACGATGAAAGTTTTTCATATTGTTGTTGTGATAAATTCTCAATGAAATCAATTAATTCTTCTTTTGTGTGATCTTCACGTTTGTAAACATTATCAGCATCAAAGATGAAATCAATACTATTGATAATAGCATCTGTTGCTAAATCCAATTGATTCATTTCTTCTGGATTTTCAATAGATAGGGCAAACTCTGATGTTGGATATTTAAATTTAATACCAATTTTAGTTTCTTCGTCCAACACAATCTTGTCTTCATGCACAATTGACTTGTGAACTTCAACATCTAAAAGATTTAATGTGCTGTTAGTTACGTGTTCGCAAATTTCATCTTTTGAATTCATACTGTTTGGATGACGCAAATTCAAATCAATAGTTTCACCAATTGATTTTGCTCTTAGACGAACAAAGAAATACTCCAAATCAAAGACTGGAAGTTTGTCAACGTCAACTTGATCTACTGCACAGTTATTGATGATCTGCTTAATAGCAGTCATCATAGATTTCTGATCTCCAGACTCCATTGCAATCAAAAGAATCTTCTGTTCTTTGACTAAGAATGGTCTGTATTTAACTGATTTTTCTGTTGATGGTAAAATCAATTCAAAAATAGGTGCATTAATTTTAGGTAAACTCATAATTTTTTCTCCGGATAATTAAAAAAGACATATAAATCGTGTTGGTGTTATTCATATGTGTGATAGCGATATGCAAGTGTTACACCAAATCGCTGATAGGTGTTGGTTTCTTCCCATGATGCATTCATAGGAGTTAATGCTGTTGGATATATATCTTGTAGCGTGTAAGAAAACAAAGTATTTCCCGATTCGTTCAATTGATCCACTTTAAGTGATACTCCTAATGCATAGTCTGAATAATACGAGACAAGCCCAGCATTGCCACGCCCCCCACGCCCAATAATTCTATCCATCCATTCCTCAAAAAATTTACGCTCTTTCATATCAGTTGAACAAATAATTGATAATGTCATGTCGTTATAAGTTACATCATATGGAAGTTTTAATGATGGACCACTACCAACTGCATCTTCTGCTGTTGCGAGTGTGCGACCAGGCAACTCAGCTTTTTCGCATCTGAATTTAAAGGTGGTGGTAATATCATTGTTTGCCACGCCAAGTGCGCCGGTCAATCCACCCACAACTTTAGTGTATCCAAGCAATGTCGCACTAAAAAGATTAGGACGAACTAAGTTTCCAACATAAGTTTTGAACTCTGAAATTTTGAATGATGCTGTTGCCATTTTATGTTCTTCCTATTTGTTTGCGTGACTCTTCCCAAACACGACCTGTGTCTGCTTTTCTGAAAGACTCTGTTGGTAGAAAGATAGCAATGTCCCACTCATTGACTTGCACTTCTAAGAATTGAGAACGCACATGACTTCTTAAATATTTCTTTAGCATTGGTTTAAAATATCTGTATTTAGATGCAGACTGTAGAATGGAGTATGAGATTTTGACTTTTGTTGTGTCATCATATTTTTTGTTTGTCAACGTAGAATACAATGCATTCATTAATTTAGCACGTAACACTGGAGGTAAATAGTGAAAGTTAATTCCTAAGAATCCATCAGAATCCATTCTCACAGGAAAGATTAACGGAAATGTATCGTAATATGGTAAATCATTTTTTGTTTTTGGATCGTACTTGAATGCGTACATGTATCCAAATTCCATTGACGAAACTTTTCTTGCTTCATCGGTTCTTTTCTCAAAGACTCCAGGAGTTATGTTTGACATTAATTTGCCTGCGGCTGACCTGTACCATTCTCTGGCTGCAACCGTTCTTGCAGGAATGATGCCTTGTCTAGCGCCTTGAATAAGTATATTGTCGAATATCATACTTCTATTTATCTCAAATCTTTGTCGGTTATGATTTTAAATTCCCAATTTCTTTCAATTGAGTACTTTGTTGCCGCTTCCCATTTTGCTTGATTGACACCCCATGTCATTACTTCATTGATAAATCTTCTAGTTGGTTTACCATTGGGTGTATTTTTTCTAACTGGAGGGCGTGTTTGTATGTCTGGCTTGACTTCAATCAATACAGATTTTATCTCTCCATTCTTGTCTCTATACTTCATCCAGAAATCAACAAAGTATCTGTGATAACGATTGTCAACAGGAGACACATAGGGCACAACAACTTCTTCAGAAGACCATTCAAGTATAGATAAAGTTTCATCACAGTAGACCATGAATCTACGTTCCAACAAACTTCGATACGTAATATTTGTTGGGTTACCTTTGTACTTTTGATAGTTTTTAGGTTTAAATTTACCTTTGTAAGACATAAATAGTTTATATTTTAAAGTTTAAATAGGAGTAGCAATGACAACAGATGCTATATTTGGCATTCCACAAGGCATCGCAACATATCCATCAGCATCAAATCTAATTTTTGGTTCAGATTATGGAAACCAAGACTTTGTTGTGCCAATGGCCAAATTCTCGTTTTATGATACTAAAGGCGTTCCTTTATCAGGATCCAGCGCACCAACTATTTATGTGCGTCTTGGAGGCACCTTTAATTCTACGTTAACCAATGGTTATCAAGAAGCACAGGGCATCATGGGAAGTCCAACTGGCACAAGCATATTTGATGGAGAAGGGGGTAAGGCATTAGGCAGATTGGGTAATTCATTTATTGAAGGTATTCAGAGACAAATTGTACAAGGTGTTGCTGGTGCGACAGGGTATGTTGCGAGTGCTGGACAATCGGGAAAAACTCAAGTTGAATTTTTACAAAGAGTGATGTTGAATAACTTTCAACAATTGATTTATCAGGGTCCAACATTTAGACGATTTCAATTACCTTTTATTATGAAACCACACAGTAAAGATGAAGCAGAAACTATGTTGTCGATTATTTCATCATTCCGAGTTGCATCATCACCTAGAACAGGAACAACAAGAACTATTGATAGTACGATTGACTCACTCGGAAGAAGAGCAGATCCAGACGCTTTGGCGAAAAGTGGTGAACCACCACCAGATGAAACAAAATTTGAAGGTGGTAAAGAAAATCCAGAGTTTCAAGAAGCATTAAGACAATTTTTAAATAGACAATCAGTATTAGCTAGTGAAGATGTGTCTGCGGCAGATATAATTGTTCAAAATAGCGGACAAGTTTTTACGTTTGGTTATCCAGACATGTGTGTATTCGAATTAATTCTTCATAAACAAAACGGTGTCGGAGATATAGTCTCGCTATTCAAATCAGAGTTTTGTATGATCGAAACAGTATCAGTAGATTATGGTTCATCAAATAAAATGACATTCTTTGATGGCAAAAATAACAATAGTCAATATTTTCCAACAGACGTTAACTTGACAATCTCATTAAGAGAGTCTGTCCTTATTACTGCACCTAAGGCTTCGCAACAATATCTAAGCGGAACGGTATTACTATAATGAGCATATTTACTCTATACCCCAAAATAGCATACAAGGTAAACGAATACGATTACCTGAGAGCAATTGACATAACGCAGTCTACTAAAATTAAAAGTTTTTTAAAAGAATATCGAGGCATTTCTTTCAATCCATATACTGTTAAAAATGGAGAAAGACCCGACTATGTTGCACACAAATTTTATGGCGACTCGAATTTAGATTGGATTATTTTATTGTCGAATGACATTTATAACATCTATGAGGAATGGCCTAAGAATAGTACAGATTTTGAAAATTATTTAATTGAAAAATATGGCAATATTGCAACTACGTTGTCTACAACAAAATATTACTATAATGCCAGCAAAGATATCATCGATGAGACAACATACAATGCATTGAGTATTTCAGCAAGAAGTTCTGAGACAATATACGAATACGAACTGAGGGCAAATAATAATAAATCAAAAATTAAACTCATCAGACCAAATATAATTGGCGCAATTCAATCCGAGTTGAGATCGTTATTATACAAACCAGTGAGATAAAATGGCAATTTTAAACCAAACTACTCGAAATAGACTTGAGCAGAGTATTGACTCGTCAATTTCTGGTTCGTCTAACAGTCTATTAACTGACAACAAAGTTGATATAAAAAAAGATTCTAATGTTCCAAATAACATTGGCGGCACATTTGAAATTAAAAAAATTGCGTTATTGATGAGCGATGGAAATCAAATTGATATCAAAGGTTATTTTTCAAATTTAGTCGTAGAAGAAAGTCTTTTTACGTCAAGCATTAGTGGTCAATTGACAATTACTGATACCGCAGGTGGCTTAGAGAAGTTTGTAATTCATGGTGGTGAAACTCTTATATTGAAAATGTGCAAACCAAATAGTGATGACATTATCATTTGGAGAGAAGATTTAATTGTACATAGAATTTCAAAGAATACAGTTTCGCCATTGAGTTTGCTGAGTAAGTTTGATATATTTTTCACATCAAAGTCAGCAGTTAACTCGCTGAAGAAAAATTTGTTTAAGAGTTATAAGAATGCTACAGTCTTGGAAGTTGTCGCCTCAATTTATAAAGAAATGAGTCTAAATGATCTGATTACTGAAGACCCAAAAATAACTTTAACATCTCCATTCATTAGCACCGGTGTCTCTCCACACAAAGTAATTGACTATCTAGCGCAAAGATCATGTAGTAAAGATAAGTATTTTGTATTTTTTGAACGATTTGTTCCAATCTACGGCAATTATCCAAATGGAACACCATTTACAGCTTCTCATTATTTTGGGAGCGTGGAAAAACTAATAAAAGATGCACAGAATGTTCCAGCCAAAACAATTGTTTTTGCACCGAAAATTGACGCAACATTTGAAGGTGCTACAATTCGTGCGTCTAGATATGAAAGATTAGAAAATTTTAATCATATGAATGGCATGCTATTGGGATTTTATAACAGCAAGATATCGTCAATCAACCCGATTAAAAGAACGCATAAAGTTCAAAAAATAAACTATTCAGATGATACTGACGAAACTCAAGATTTCTATTCAAATAAATTGTTTAGCACATTGAACATTTTTAATACTTACAATGATATTGAAAATGAAACACCAGGAAGAAAATTAATTCTTTCGAGTATCAATGAATCTATCAATAGAGAATCTTGGTTAGGCAATCACATTTATGGACAATTGTCAAAAAGTATGTTTAAAATTTCTGTAGACATTCAAGGTGGCACAAATACGATTGGTGTTGGCAACATTGTAAACTTTGCAACACCAAGTCAAATTTCTGTTATGTTAAATCCGCAGGCAGCTTTTCCTGAACTTGATCCAGTTTACTCTGGTAAATATCTTGTCACGACAGTAATACATTCAATGTCATCGACACAATATGTAAAAACAATGCATTTGGGCAGAGGTTCATCTCCATTAAATTTCGATAAGTATACCGAATACGATGACACATTTGAAGACATTAAAGCAAGTATTAAAACTGCATTAGGAAATAAAAGGACAACATGAAACTTAAATTTTCAGAGTATGTAGACTTAAAAGACTACAAAGCAAGTCAACTTGTAGAGAAACAAATTCTCTACAACAATGGCGCAAAGTACGGGCAGATTGTGTTCCTTGCTGGTGGTGCGGGTTCGGGTAAAGGATTTGCAATCAAACACTTTATGCAAGGGTCTGAATTTAAAATACGTGATGTTGATGAATTGAAGATTGCATTTCAAAAGCTAGATGCGCTTGGCAAATTTACTACTCAAGATTTGCTTGACAAATATGGTGACAAAATTTCTGATAAAGATAAGGAACTTATTCAAAGAGAATTGACTGACAAGAATTTAAAGATGGGTCAATTGGATTTGAAAACGCCAACTCATGTATATATTTTACACGTTCTCATTCGTGCAACTGATGTAAAAAACAAGACGTTAGACTTAATGCTTGCTGGCGCAGAAAAAGGTCAATTACCAAATCTTATTTTTGACAGCACATTCAAAGAAGTCTCCGACATGACGGATGTTTTACCAAAACTGTTTGCCGCTGGATATGAGCCAAAGAACATTCATGTATCATGGGTTCTGACTAACTATCAGATTGCAATCAAGAACAACAAATCAAGGGCAAGAGTTGTGCCAGAAGATATTTTACTTGCCACTCATGCGGGTGCGGCACAGACTGTATATAACTTAGTATCAACATCTATGCCACCATCCGTTCAAGGCGGCGTTTACGTCATTCTAAATAATCCAGAAAATACAATTTTCATTGTCGATCCACAAACAGGTAAAGCATATAAAGATAAGAAGGGCAATCCTGTCATTAAAGACTTTAAGTATTTGGTACTTAAGGAACCAGGAAAACCTGCTAAGAAAGAACTTGATGTGAAAAAACAATTACTGACTTGGATTAAAGATAATGTTCCTCCGGGCGCAGTAGACACATCAGAATTAGACAGACTATGAAAAAATTTAAAGAGTTTATACAAGGCACCACACTTTCAACTGAAGAGTGGGAAGAAGAAGTTTTTGGTCCAGAATTGATTGAGACACTCAAGCAAGTAGATGGCAGATGGGCGTTAGTCTCTAAGAAGACAGGTAAGCCATTGCGCTATTACAAAGGCGAAGGCAAGCCATCAGACGAATGGGTTGCAGACCAAGAGAGACAAATCCAATACTTTAAAAATGTGAGATAATTGATGAGAAATTTTTTAGGACATGATGGGTTTATCTGGTGGATTGGAATTGTTGAAGATATCAACGATCCTTTGACGCTGGGTAGGTGCAAAGTGAGATGCTTTGGCTATCATCCTGCAAAGTCAACTAATTTAGTTCCATCTGAAGACTTGCCATGGGCACTAACTATTCATCCCCTAAACACTCCAAACCTTTATGGAACACCTAGAATTGGTGAATGGGTTTTTGGATTTTTCTTAGATTCATTGTCTGCACAAGAGCCTGCGATTTTAGGATATCTTCCTGCAATCCCAGAGGCGGCGTCTGAGTATTTTGGTACGCCATCAAGTTTGACTAGAAACTTTGCTAACGTTGTTAATAAAAACGATGTTTTATGGGATGTGAACAATGCATCAATTAAAATTTCAGCAGATACAAACTTAACGTTAAATGGAAAAACTAATTTAATTCTTTCTGATAGTGCAAACACCACTACGCTCAATGCATTGCTTTCAAGAATAAAAGCACTAGAAGATAAAAATGTACTGCAAGATGCTGAAATTGCTGTTGCTAAGACTCTTCCACTACCTCCACCTTAATATATCTAAAATCACAGTCTACACAGTAATATAACATACTGTCAAGCAAATGTCAACATTTTATAAGGAAATAATAATGACAAATCACGAAAACTTAGTAAATTTATTTGAATCATATCTTGCGGAGAATGCAAAGTTTGATGAAAAAGGCAACAAAGCCGCTGGTACTAGAGCAAGAAAAGCACTAGCAGAGTTCACAAAAGCGGCTAAAGAACGCAGAAAAGAAATCCAAGACGTTAAAACGGCAGAATAACAGATATAAATAAAAGAAAAAATGGCTACTTTAAATTTTTACAAAGACCTTTCATTAGATTTCACCCCTCATCCTGTGAGTGGTGACGTTCGTCCTATTCTAGATGATTTAGCCATTAAACGTTCAATAATAAATCTGATTACAACTCCTAGGGGTAGAAAGCCATTTTATCCTGAATATGGATGCACGATTTCTAATTTTTTATTTTCTAATCCAGATGTTTTTACTAAAAGTAGTATGAAAGATAGTGTGTATGAAGCACTCACAAGCTACGAATCTAGAATTGATGTTATTGAAGTTGAACCTACGTTTACTGATGACGGAGTTTCTTTACAAATTAAATATAGAATAAAAAATACGAGTATAATTTCAAGTATAACGACAACAGTCAAAAGGACAGCATAATGGCATCCGATAATAATTTAAAACTAGATGCATTAGATTTTCAAGGAATCAAAACTAACTTTAAATCTTATTTGCAAGCACAGGATCAATTCAGAGATTATAACTTTGAGGGTTCTGGACTTAACGTTTTGCTTGACTTGTTAGCGTATAATACATACTATAATTCATTCTACCTAAACATGGTAGCCGCTGAAGCATTCTTGCCAACAGCACAAAAAAGAAATTCTGTTGTTAACTTAGCAAAGTCTCTAAACTATACACCACGTTCAGTCACATCTGCAACTATTAGTGGAACTGCAACATTGACGCTTACCAGTTCTCCAGTGAGTATAACTATTCCAGCATATACATCTTTCACAGGATCTGTTGATGGTATCACACACAACTTCTTAAATACAAGTTCGGTTATTATCGCACCAGTCTCTGGCGTTTATAGCGCAACAATGACTCTCAAAGAGGGAAGATATATTAACAGAAGATATACGGTAAATCTGAATGATTCGGATCAAAGATTTTTAATTCCAAACACAACTGTTGACACATCAACATTGACTGTTAGCGTTTTAAATTCTTCAGTTGACAGCACAACACGAACATTTTCAAAAGTTACTAATTTAGTTGAAGTTACTTCTACAACTAGAGTTTATTATATTGAAGAAGCTGAAGATGGTCAATTCGAAATTAAATTTGGCGATGGTGTTTTTGGTGTAGCGTTAGATGCAGGCAACATTGTTGTTCTTGAGTATCTTGTATCTAATGGTTCTTCGGCCAATGATATTGAATCATTGACATATGCAGATGCTATTGCAGGCGTGACAACAATTAATTTTGTTTCATCTGCTCCAGCATCTGGTGGTTCTGACAGAGAAACAATCAATCAAATTAAATTCAATGCACCAAAAGCATATGAAGCACAAAATCGTGTGGTAACAGCAGATGACTATAAAACTCTAATGTTACAGCAAGCAACAGTAGATTCTTGCGTTGTGTGGGGTGGTGAAGATAATGATCCACCAACATTTGGAAAAGTATTTATTGCAATTAAACCAACAACAGGCGATGTGCTAACTGCAACAGAAAAACTCAATTTAATCAATTCTGTAATTAAACCTAAAAAAGTTTTAACTATTTCTACAGAAATTGTTGACCCCGAGTATATATTTATTATTGTTGATGCGACTGTGAAGTATCAATCTGATGCAACAATATCAACTTCTGCTGAAATTAAACAACTTGTAATTGATACAATTAAAACGTACAATACAAATGAGATCAATCAATTTTCCAAATATTTTAGATATTCTAAATTATCTAGACTAATTGACGTTTCTGAAAGATCAATCTTAAGTAGCCTAACTACAGCACAAATGAGAAAAGAACTTGATGTTCAGTTGGGCATTGGCACAAGATATGAAATTAATTTTTCAAACCGAATAGACAATGCAACAAATGGTAGACCAGCAACGCATCCAAATGGTGTGGGTAATAAAGTCACATCAAATGCATTTACTTTTGGTGGATTTTCAAATTGTTTTTTAGAAGACAACAATGGAATAATTCGTATTTACAGAGTATCGGGTATCGAAAACATTACAGTGTCAAATAATGCAGGAACAATTGACTATACAACTGGTAAGATTGTTTTGACAAGTTTTGCGCCAACATCATTTAATGATGGTGGTACAACATTAAAAATGACTGCGGTGCCGCAAGACAAAGATATTCTTCCGTTGAGAGGTCAGATTATTACAATCAGAGATGCTGATATATCAGTCACAATGGTTGACGATAAATCAATTAGTTTAGTTAGCAGATAAAAAATGAATGATGCAGTTTTCAAGCCCTCATTAAATGTAGAATCATTTATTGGTGAAAATTCTTCCGTTAATACGGAAAGATTTTTGCTGTTTATGAAAGCATACTACGAATGGATGCAATCTACAACATTATCACTAAGCAATAAAACTGGAACGTTTGTTGTTGGTGAAACTGTTGTCGGCGCAACTTCTGGCGCATTAGCCACAATCAAGGAAGTTAAAACAAACTCTATTGTAATTGCGCCAACATCAAGAACTGTATTTGCATATGCTGAAACTGTTACTGGTCAGACTTCTGGTGCTACTGCAACAATCAGTATAATTAAAGATAACGTTGGTCGTGCATCAGGAAATATTTTAAACTATAAAAATCTTGAAACTTCCGTTGATGAGTATGTTGATTATCTTAGAGAAGAATTATATCCTAGCATACCTGCAACATATTATGGTGATAAACAATTAGTTGCACAATACTTTAAAGATTTTTTTGAATCTAAAAGTAATGAGCAGTCTTACAGATTCTTGTTCAAACTTTTATATGATGAAAACATTGATTTTTATTATCCTGGAGAAGATATTCTCCGTATATCTGATGGTAACTTTGAAAAAACACAAGTCATCAGAACGATTGCTGTATCTGCCGACAATAGAGATATCTTCTTATTTTTGAATAAGACTATTCGTGGGCAAACTTCTAATGTTCTTGCAAACGTAGTTGATATTAAAAAATTCTTTATTGGTTCGGTAGAAATAGCTGAGATGACACTCAAACTTGTGAGTGGAACATTTGCCGCAGGTGAAGACATTGTTGATATTGATGATGAAGATTTATCTACAACAATTTATGGTATTGTATCGGGTGTCACAATTGTTGATGGTGGTTCTGGATATGAAGACGGCGATATCATCACGATTACTGGTAATGGCTCAGAGGCACAAGCTAGAGTTTCATCGATTAAAGAATCTCCAATTACTGCATTGCAAGTAAATACAGTTGGACATGGATATCAATTAAACACTAACGCAACCATTGACAATAGCGGAACTGGTGGTAGTGGATTTCTTGTTCAAGTCACTGCGCTTGCGAATACATACAGCGTAACTTCTGGCGCAAACACATATACTGTTGGTGAAATTTCTGGAGTATCTATTCTCAATAGAGGTGAAGGATATTTTAAGAAACCTTCTGTCACACTACAAGACACAACAATTGCATCTTTAGGATTATTATCAAATAACTTAATTACAATTGTCAATGCTGGTTCTAACTATGGTGTCGGAAACACATTGGTGTTTACTGGTGGCTCTGGTGCAAACGCCGCTGGCCAAATTGCATCTGTTACAGAAACCACAACATTCGATCTGTTATTTGAAGATGGCTTTCAGATGAAAGCTGATGGTAGTTACTATGACATTATTAAAAATGAAGACTGGTTAGTAAAAGGTCCAATTAAACGTATTGAATTGACAAATTTCGGCACTGGATATACTTCAGCAAATTTACCTTCAATTTCAATCACTACAACAACTGGCGCAAGTGCAAATTTAGTAGCAACAAATATTCAAGGCAAAAGCGCAAACGTTACTGTTGACACATCAAATAACATCACGGGTATTGGTTCGATTCGTGCAGTTCAAATTACAAATTTTGGTATCAACTACAGCACAGCAAATGCAACCGCAAATACAGTCGGTGATGGCAATGCAAATCTAATACCTATTATTTCTGGCTTAGGAATTAAAGAGGGCGTTTGGTTAGATGATGATGGTAAAATTGATAACAAGATTATTCAAGACTCATATTACTATCAAGACTACTCATATGTTATTAAGAGTGGTTTAGCGTTTGAAACATATTCAGACACACTAAAATCTATTATTCATCCTGCTGGTTTGCTAAATTTTGGTGAAATTCAAATTCTTAGTGAACTTGATGGTACTTCAAGTTTAGTTGAAAATATTCAAAGAATGCTTGTTAGAATATTTACGCATCTCACTGTAGGTGGCCAGTATGAATATTCTAATATCAGCATGACGCTTAAAGTCCATTCACCACTTATCGACACCAGTACGAATTTGTTGAATGTTCAAGAGTATGTTGTAATACTAGAGTTATCAACTGGAGAAACATCAGAGGTTTCAATAGCAGAAAATACATTTGTTATAAAAGTGCCAGTTGACACCATTGACACTTCTGTGACAACTATAACAGAATTGCTTTTATCGCCAGAAAAATCTTTTATTGATGTTAATGCAAACCTGTTAGACAGTGTAACAAAGTTAGAGTTGGTGTCAGAAGAAACATCAAATGTTTCAATAGCAGATATTTCATATGGTATGCAAATTGATAGTGAAATTGACATAACTTCATCTTCAGCATCATTGCCTGCATCAAAATTAGTTATATCATACACAAATGTATTTTCAGGTTATGGAATTACATATGAAGATATACCTATGTTATCTTTTGGCGTATTTGATGAAGATTGGGTCAATACAACAATTGGAACATTAGAGTTCATTGCATTTGGTGATTTCTATCATGAAAATCCACCACGTCAATCTGTATATTCGCTAATAGACAAAACTCCTGATGTTGTAAGTGTCGCAATGTCTTCTTTAAATCAAGAATATTCTGTCCTAATCTCTTCATTAGGATTTATGAATTATACAACAGAATGTATAATCACAACATCTTCAACATCAATAGACGTTATATACATAGAAAGCATTATTGACACTTCATCATCAATAGCAGAAAATACATTTGTTATAAAAGTGCCAGATATCACTATTGACACTTCTGTAATACCAGGTGTCACCGAGGTAGTTTTATCGCCAGAAAAATCTTTTATTGATGTTAACGCCAATCTGCCACAGAATACACTAGAATTAAAGTTAGTGTTAGAAGAAACATCAGAAGTTTCAATAGCAGAAAATTCATTTGTTATACAAGTACCAGTTATCACTATTGACACCTCTGTAGTGGCAAGTGTCACAGAATTGGTCTTGACGCCAGAAAATTCTTTTATTGATGTTAACGCCAATTTAAGTGTTCAAGAATATGTTGTAAGTTTTGCGCCTCAAGAAATACCAAATAATTTAGAAGCTGCCAACACAACATATATATCGTACCAACAAATATCTGGCACAGTTACTTCAACTGTACAAGATTATTCAACATATACGCTTTCCGCATTTGAAAACGTTCCTATTAGTTCAATTGATAACGTTCAATTTGACGCAACTGCACCGGTTATTGTTGGCACGGGAACTAATTTTATTGCAGATTTTAGCGGTGGTGACGTATTTGTTGCCAATAATGAATATTTCATAGTCCAAGCAGTTTTTGGTGCAACAAACTTGGTTATAGATAGAAGTCCAATAACACCATTCACTAATGTTGTTGCATATAAAATAAATCCGTAAAATTTCAAAAAACTTTGTATAAATAAGTAGATGAAAAACAAATTTAATCAAATCACTCAAAGGGAGAACATCTAATGGCATCAATTGTAACCACAAAATTTAGAGTACACAATGCAGAACAATTTGCAGAAGCATTTTCTGAAACATCAAATACTATCATGTACTTGTTTATTGGAAAAAATACTGCATTTCCAAACGACAATGTACCGCCAACACCAGTAAACTCAACAGCAAATATTGAATTTACCCCATGGCGTGATATGTATGCCGCAAAACGCATTACCACATCAGACGTAACACACGCAATTGAGCGTTATGACTGGGCTTCAGGTACAGTTTATGACAGGTATGACGATACAGACACAGATTTGATGGATGATGACTTCTACGTTATGACTGAAGACTATAATGTTTATAAAGTCTTAAACAATGCCGGCGCAACAGCGTCAACAACAAAACCAACAGGCGTAAGCACATCACCATTTACGACAGCCGACGGATATGTTTGGAAATACATGTATACAGTTACGACTGCCAAAGCGTTGAAGTTTTTGACGAATGATTACATTCCAGTGCAAACACTTACTTCGGATGATGGTTCAGACCAATGGGATGTTCAAACGGCCGCAGTTGACGGCGGTATTCACGTTATTAAAGTAACATCAGGTGGTTCTGGATATGCTACTGCACCAGCAGTCACTATTACTGGCGATGGCACAGGCGCTACAGCTAACTCAACAATTGTTGCTAATACGGTTACAGCAGTTACAATTACTAACGCAGGTACAGGATACACAAGAGCATCCGTTGCGTTTGCATCTGGTGCCGCTGCCGCTACAGCAATCATTTCACCAAAAGGTGGACATGGTTCTAACGCAGTTGAAGAACTTGGTGGTAAGTTCATCATGTTGAACGTTCGTTTGGATGGTACTGAATCTAATACATTCTCTACAGCTAATGAATTCCGTCAAGTTGGTATTGTTCGTGATCCATATTTGTATGGCACAACTACAAGAGCGGTTGCTTCTTCTTTTAGACAATCATTCAAGTATCAATTGTCTTCAATATCTGGCACGTTCACACTAGACGAAACTATCACTAGCGGTTCAAACACAGCATCTGCTGTTGAATTTACAACACCGAACTTGTTTACTACGCTACCAGTACACTTACCATTTGCTAACACAGCAAGCGTAACTGGTGGAACATCTGGTGCGACTGGAACAATTGCGGCTATCACAACTCCAGGTTTACAGCCATACAGCGGCGACATTATCTATGTTGAAAATCGTGTGCCAATTTCTAGAGCGGATGACCAAATTGAAGACGTTAAACTAATCATTCAATTCTAATTTAAAAAAAACGTAGGTTTGAAAAATAAATGGCAAATACATATCCTGGTGGTTTAGATTTAAATACCAGTCCATACTTTGATGATTATGATGAAGATAAAAAGTTTGTAAAAGTTCTCTATCGCCCTGGACGTGCTGTTCAGGCTAGAGAACTTACACAAGCACAAACTCTTCAACAAGTGCAGACTAAACGCTTTGCTGAATATTTTTTCAAGCAAGGCTCATTAGTTGACGGGTGTGAACAGAATTTAGATTTAAATTTGAGTTTCGTCAAACTTCAACCTACTTACAATAGTAACACAGTTGCAGTTGCGAATTTTGACGGTAGCATAATTTACGGTGCAAACAGCGGCATCAAAGCATATTGTGGACTAGTTACTGATGTTGATGGTGATGATCCAAAAACATTGTTTATTAGTTATGCAACAAATGGAACGCAAGTTCTTACAGTAAACGTTGCGCCGTCTACACTCACATCAGGAAATACAATTACTTTCTCGACAGGTAATACTGCAACCATTGAAGCATTTTATACAGATCCAATTTCTGGCGCAATTAGAATCTTTGTTTCAAACACATCTGGAACATTGACTGCAACAACCGCAAACACAGTATTAAGCACTGGTGCTATTCAGGCAATTAACGTAACAAATGTTTCAAATCAAACCGCAAATACTTCATTTGCAAATTCAGAAACTATCTTCACTGCAAACACAACATCTAGATCATATGCATTAGCCGCGGCAACGAATGCAGTAAGAAATGTTGTTGACGAAGGTCTTGCAACTCAGCAAATATATAACTACGGCTCTAAGATTACTGTTTCTGAGGGTGTTGTATACCTTGCAGACCATTTTGTTAAACATTCCACACAAACAATTATTCTTGATAAGTATACAAACGAACCTTCTTACAAAATTGGAGTAGTTCCGAACAAATCTTTTGTTGATTACATTGAAGATCAAAGTCTTGTTGACAATGCACAGGGCACACCAAACTTTCAAGCGCCAGGTGCAGATAGATTAAAAATTGATACGACACTCACTAAGATTGCGTTAGATGCATCAACGGATGAAAACGAATTCGTCACAATCACTGAAATTGAAGATGGTGTTGTTAGAAAAAGAAAATCAATTACTGTTGATAGTAAACTAGAAGACGTTTTAGCAAAACGCACACAAGAAGAATCTGGTAACTACACGTTGTCTGATCCTATTGTTTACATTCGTGAACACTTGACAACAACTGGAGATGACACTGGTGTGTATACCTCTGCTGAAGGCGGCAACTCAGATTTGCTTGTGGTTGAAGTTGATCCATTCACATCATATGTTTCTGGATATAGAAATCAAATTATTATAAAAACACAAATTCAAGTCGAGAAGGGTCTAGACAGTGAATATGTAAACGGAACATCAACTCAAATTAACTATGGTCAATATATTGAAGTTAAAGAGTTGGTTGGTGCCTGGGACATTATGGAATCAACTACTGTTGATCTATACGATACACCACAACAAGTGATTACAAACTTAGTGCATTCAACCGCAACCGCAGCCGGTAGTGCAATCGGCACTGCAAGAGTTCGTTCTATTAAATATGTGAGTGGTGATAAAGGCACTGCTGATGCAAGATATTATTTGTACTTGTATGATATTGTGATGAGTGCAGGAAAGAATTTTAAAGACGTTCGTTCTATTTTTGATTCTGCAACACCAAAACGTTTTGCTGATATTGTAACAACTGCCGCTGGTGCTGTTTTACAAGAAACGTCTTTTGATACAATGATTTTTCCATTTGGATATGAAGCAATTAAAACTGTTCGTGATTTATCAGAAAATGTTGACACTGCTTTTAGATTCAAAAAGAAATTCACGGTTTCATTCACAACTGGTGTCGCTACTATTGCAACCGACGTTGTTAGCGAAACGTTTGTTGGCACAGGCGTATTAAACGCAGATCAGAAAAATAATTCCTATATGGTTGTTGTTAACAATGCTGGCGCAAATGTAGAAACTTCTGCATTGACTGGCACTGTTACTGTGGGAGCATCATCTACTGCTGTCACTGGAAGCGGCACACTATTCACAACGCAATATAATGTGGGTGATCTAATTAAAATTGGATCAACTACTACGCACAGAATTGCATCTATTGCAAGTGCTACGGCACTAACTTTATCGGCAGCGCATGGTGCTGGTGCTACTGCTGTTGCACACACAAAGATTCTACCAACAGGAACAGTATTATCTCTTTCTGCTAATGGTGGTTCAGGAGCCACACGAACAGTTAATGTTACGTCTCCCGGAACAGTAGCAATTGATGTTAAAGAGAATGCAACATTTACTGCCGATGTTATTGTCTCTATGGACAGAGCAAATGCAAAAGAAAAAGTTAAAACATTAAGTTTTCAAACACAAGCAACCATTAATCCAAATACACACCCTAAGGGGTTATCTGGACCATTTGGTTTAGGTGTTGGTGACATATATCAATTACATGCTGTTTATCAATCCACAGATTTTAATACAGCCGCTACTACAGCAAACACAAACGTTACTTCAAATTATGTATTGGACAATGGACAACGTGACTATGCATACGAACACGGAACAATTACACCAATTACTGGTTATGTTCCGACAGGTAGATTGTTAGTAGTCTTTGACAACTTCACGCACGATACATCTCAGGGCGTTGGATATACATCAGTTAATTCCTATCCAGTTGACGATGATGCGTCATCAAATACTACAATTACAACTGGTGACATTCCTACATTTACTAGTCCTACGACTAAGAAAATTATTAAACTTCGTGACTGCCTTGATTTCAGACCAATCAAAACTGCAAATACATCATTGAATCCAATCGATGTTGGCACATATCAAATACCTACATTTGGACTTCGTATTCCGGAAACTAGTTCTTCGGTAACCGCAGATTTAATTTACTACAAAGGTAGAGTTTCAAAAGTATACATCAACAATGCTGGTGTGTTCGGTATCAATGATGGTGTTCCTACACAATCTGGCAATCAACGAGCAGAATCACCACCAACGAAGCCTGATACGTTAGAAATTGCAGAATTAACTATTCCGCCATATCCATCTCTGCCAGTTGATGTTCAAATCAAACTATTGAAGAACAAGCGTTTTACAATGCGTGAAGTTGCACGTATGAATGAAAGACTCGAAAGACTTGAGTATTTCACTGCATTAAGTTTCTTAGAAAAACAAGCAACAGACACAACAGAATTGGACAATGATGGTTTAGATAGATTCAAGAACGGTATTCTTGTCGATCCATTTACAGGATGGTCAGTAGCATCTACATCTAGCGATGGTAAAGATTGTGCTATTGATACGACTAATAAATTCTTAACAGGTAAAAAAGATAACACAAAAACAGTATTGCTTAGTTACTCGACTACAGCACCAATTGCTTCAACAACGGAAAAACAAACCGGCAACAAAATTATGTTGCCGTATACTGAAGTTGATGCAAAGGGATTAAAACAAGATAAAGCATCTAGACAATTAAGACTTGCTGAAGAATTAAACTTTATTTGGA